CACCAGCATCTGAACTACCATCACCTAACATAGAAACTACATCTGCAGGAACTATAAATTCATCTTGAGACACAGCTATAGTTTCTTTGCCTCCAATGTTTCCTCGAAGGTCATCATCCATACCGCCATTGCCTTTGCCTGCAATTAATCCTTCTGTTTGTGCATTAGGTATTAAAGACTGTAATACTTCTTCTCTAAGTGTTATAAATGCATCTGTTCCATACTTTTCTATAAATCTTTTAACAACTGTATCATCAGATGTTTCCCCCATAATAAAAGCTTTTGCTTCTTTTATTAGTGGGTCAATAGCAGTTTCTCCGCCTTCGTTCATCCCTTGATATTCACCAAACTTAGGAACAAAAGCACCGCCTGCATTAGGTATATTAAATGGATTTTGCACTCCTAAACTTGTTGTAATTTGGTCAAGAATAGAAGGAGAAGAAGAAGGTTCTTCATTAGTTAAATTTTCTGCAGTCATCAAAGCAGCAGGTGCGACTGGAGCTTGCACAGCTTCTTTTTCTAGTAAAGCTGGAGGTGCTACACCTGTATATTTTTGATAAGGGTCAATAACATTTTGCGTAGGAACTCCTGTGCTTTCAACACCAAAACCACCCCTACTAACATTATCATAAATGTCATTAGGTATATTAGGATTTATAGTTTGAAATTCAGGTGCAGCACTACCCATAACAGTAGTAGCTGGAGGATTTAAAGTTGCTGGGTCAAAGTATAAAACCTCTGGATTTAATCCGGGCATATAATCTCTATTTACAGCATAAGGTCTTTTTTGTCTTGAGATTACCTGTGGTTTTGTATCGCCACCATCATTAAATTGTGTAAGACCTCCTGTAGCTGAATACAATATAGGCTCAGGTCTCATCATAGCTTCATATTCTCTTTCTAATAAATCTTGTCTATTGCCTTCTGCTAAGTCTTTTTCATATTGGTCTTGTGCTTGCATCATTCCTAAAGAAGTACCACCTATACCAATAGGTAAGTAAGCTGCTGGTTGAGAAGCACCTGCAGCTATGTTGTCAAATACAGAAGTAAATTTACCAAAACCTTCTGAACCTGATACAGGAGTAAAGGCATCTTTAGCAGATGTTAGTAAACTGGTAGAACCATCTTTTGCAGCTTGCAATGCTGATTTTGTGACTGCTTCTCCTGCAGCTTGTGAAGCTTCAGCTATACCAGCTTTTGTAGTGGCTGATAAAGCTTCATCAATTGTTCCTTGTACTAAAGCATCTGTACCAGCAGAGCCAAGTTCTTCTAATGCACTACCTAAAGCTTGGTCTGTTAATGTTTCTACACCAGCTTCAGCAGCAGCTTTAGCTGTTCCTTCTGCTGCAACTTTTGATGCAGCTTCTGCACCTTTAGCAGCAGCACCAGCACCTTGTAATATAGAGCCAAAACCATATGATGTAAGACCTGCTGCAATTCCTTTTTTCAAATCGCCTTCTAGTATTCCGGTTGCAAGACCTGAGCCAAGACCAGCACCTACTGGTCCACCAAATACACCACCTACAATACTTGCAGCAATAGGTATCAAGTCTTTAAAACCAAAAGCTTCAGCTAATCCAGTTTGTGGATTAATAGTCATTGCACCCATTTGTGCTAACCCAGCAACTTCAGTTGGGTTCATATGCACAAGAGTAGTGTCTCCATATCTTCCTCTAGAAGCTATGTTTTTAACTTGGCTTTGAATTTTATTCATATTAGTCCTCGGATGTTTCACAGCCAAATGCATTAAAGCTTAAATTAGCTGTAGATGCATATGCCCTTATTTTATCAGTTTCATTAAGAGTAATACCAATGACTATTGTGTCAGTTGTATTACCACTTAATGCTTTATCATAAATTAAAAAATCTTTGTTAGATGTTGCAGCACCAGTAGCAGATACTGAAAGTCTATATGTAGCTGCTCCTGAATCTCTATTTGCTATTACTATTGAACTAACAGTAGTCTGATTAGATGCAGGCACAACATATAAATCTGTTTCTGTTGTTGCGTTTGGAGCTATTTGCCCTAGTATCTTTAAAGTATCAGACATTACCTTTTGTACCCATTAATAAAAATTGATGCCTCTTTATTGCTTTAGATAAAGCTGCAGTTTTCATATTATCTATTGCAGCTAAATCATTAAATATATCTTGCAATATTTGTTCAATAGTTCTTCTTGTTACCAACTCATTGTCTATTTCATATTCATTGTTTGGCAAAGGTAAAGGTGGTGAAGATTTAGCAGCCATTATTTTCTTCCATCAGTTTTAATATCAAATCTAGAGTCACCTAATCTCCAACCAAAATCACCACCATTATTTTCTATACGCAAAGATACTTGTCTTGTTCTGCCTCTAGTATTTGTAAATTGAGTTGAAGGAGTAAGAGAAATGGTAGATAAAGTTGAGCGAGTTTCTGCAGGATACCTTCTTCCTTTTAAAGTTAAATTAACAGTATCGTTAGAATTACTTGACCCTAAAAATTCAATATCAGGTATAACTTTTTTTACAAACATAAATGATTCTCCATCAGGGTCTAAGTCAATATCTGCAGACTCTATATAAGCATTGAAAGCAGTACCATCTGCTGTATTACCAGTTTCATGATTGTAAATATAGTTGTTGTTTGTATTATCTAGCTTTCCAGTTGCTAATGGAAAATCTAATAAAGGTGCTTGATTCCAAGCAGTTCTAGTAAAGTTATCTGCAGTAGTGCCTACACTCCAAACTTTTTCTGCATAGTTATAGGTCACATATCTATCTATTTCATTACTACTTGCTGAAGGATAAAACCAAATAACTTCATTGTGAGTTTGATTATGTCCTGCAAAAATTTTAAATCTTTGTGATTTATTTATGTTACTAAATATATGGTCTAGCACAGTACAATTTATTCTTTCAATATTACCTGTCGCTCTGTAAAAAGCACCATCATCCATAAAAAATACCTGACCACCAACTGCAACACCAGCTTTAGGTGAAATCATTCCTATTCCTCTAGCTATTTCATTAAATGAAAAGTAAAAAGGACTTCCTACAAATCTCATAGAAAATACACTAGCATCTGTAAAAACTAATGTTTCTTGTCTGGTTTGTACTGCACCAATAATTTGACTACCTGATGATAACTTAACACCGCCTGCAGAGTTAGTGGCTGATGGAGTCCAATCAAACATATTTTCAGAATCAGACCATCTGACAAATAATGGGTCTACTGTACTGCTTCCTATTGGATTACATCCTAACGCTATTAAATGTCTATCAACATCAGAAGTCATAATTTGAAAAGCTGATATAGGACAATTACTAGCACCAGCTACAGAGCTAGCTAATATTGCTCTAGTTGCTACACCATTAGCAACTTGCCAAACAAACAATGGTCCACCTCTTGGAACAGCTACTAAATCCTCTCCGAAATTATCTATACTCCACAATCTTAATTGACTAAATACTGCAACAGGACTTGTGCTACCCCATGTTCCTGAACCCCATGTACCTGCACCCCAACCTGAACCTGAAACAAAAACATCTAATCCTGAGCCATATAAATATGTACCAACTGTATTTGAACCACCACCGCTACCACTATGGTTTGAAGCTTGAGCTAAAGTAATTGTATAAGTATTAGTTGTTGTACTTTGTATTTGATATTCTTGATTAAGAACAGAAGCTGTCACATTGCCACCTACAGTTGCTGCACCTGAAAATATTACAAAGTCTCCGGGATTTGCATTATGCGATGTATCATTTACTGTTAAAGTTGTAGAACCACTTGTTGCTGTAAAAGTCACATCACCTGCAGCAGTAGTATTATCAACAGGAGTAATATCATAAAAAGAATTACCTTCTTGCACATACCATTTAAGATGTGTGCCTAAAGCATTATAGCTTGCAAGTGTAGATGTTTTATAAGTGTGTAATGCTCTGCAAGTTCCTAAAAAACTATTAGTTGAATTTTTAGACCAACCACCTATTTTTTCAGGTTTGCCAAATCTAAATCTAATTTTATCAGAGTCTAGCCAACCTCCTTCATTAGCATATGAAGTAAGTTCTTTATTTATTCCGGGTCTAAATTGATATTTAACTAATGCCATTTATACTTCGTGCCAAGGTTCTCCTTGAAAAAGTAAAGCTTCAGCCTCTCTTCTTCTTACTAATCCTTGTAATACTTCTCCTCCAGCCTTATTCCATCTCTTCATTTGATATGGAACTTCTTCATACATTTCTTTATTTAAAACTTTTAACATTGTAGAACTAGCTAAATTTGTTGGTCCTAAGTTATATGTCCAACATACTAGAGCATCAAACTGACATTGCTCTAATTCAACATCTACTAAATCCTCTACATACTGTTCAAATTCTTCTAGTTCAATAGTCAAAAAAGATTCAGCTTCTTCTTTAGATATTTCCATGCCTTCAAATACATCTTTGGTATGACCCCAACCTATAGTCCAAATCCCAACGCTATCTTGATAAGCTGTAAGTTCTAAGCCTTCAAATTTTTTTATAAGGGCAATACCCTCTTTAGATATTTTCATTTTCTTATTCCTCGTTGGTAGTGACTTTTCTATAGTAGACCACAACTTCTTTAAGCTCATTTATATACCTCTTAAGTTCTTGCATATTGTAAGCCATCAACTCATAGTCAGGAATTGACATGGCTACAAATACTATACGACCTTCTTCTTTTTTTACTCTTTCTAAAAACTCATCAACATTAAGCTCTGATACTACAAACCAATAGGGTTCGTTCAAATCTATCTCCCTAGGCATAACTGGTTGAGCTATGTTTCTTTTGAGAGGTTTGCTTATTACATCTACTTGTTTAGGAATCAGGCTGCAACTGTAAGCCATCATCGAGACCATCAATAATACGACTATCTGCTTCAATACCATCAAATACTTCTTTAGTTCCATTGTTCACCCTCTTTTCTATCAACCCCGGTTTAGCTGCTGCTAGCTTGCTAAGATTGTGTCTTTTAAAAATATCAAGATACCTATTCATCTCTAGTTGGATTTCTTGATTTCTTGATTGAAGTTCTACTAATCCTCGTGTTTGCATTTCAAAATCTTGCTGCATACTTTCTATAGCTTCTTTTTGTTCTTGGTCTCTTAACTCATATGCTCTGTTTAAAGATTGAAGAGAAGAATTTTGCCAATACAAAAATCCACATATAGAAACCAAAACTGTTATAACTCCTAAAAGTATTTTACTCATTGACCACACACCACAAAGATGCCATCAACTACTTGACAGTTATCATTCTTATCTACAGTAATTGTTCCTGCAGTTGGTTTGCCTTGCTTCATAATAAAATTATTTGTAGCTTCATCATAAGCTACGATTGTTTCTGTACAACCTAATAAAAATGCAAATGTAATTATTGTTAATAATATTTTTTTCATTGACTTTGTCTTATCACTATTACTGATGACCCTCCACCATTTACTTTTACTTGATTCATTACTCCATCTTGTTCTAGTACAACTAAATAACTTTCTCCACTATCTATTTGTATAGATGTTGATTGTGCAACTTCTCTTGTAAGTTTTATTTCCTGACCCGAAACTACTGTTGTTATCTGTGTTTTTTGGTCTTGTCCTATACTTGTGCCTTCTATATTTACAGCAGATATTGTTTGAGTAAGTTCTTCTTCATTATCTAAAACATCAAGCTCTGTAATTATATCAAGCAAATCTTCTAAAAAATTTACATTCAAAGCATCATAATCTAATTCTGTAAATTCTAATTCGTCTTTATCTAAAGAGTCATCGGCTAAATAATCAATATCTAATTCACCAAAATCTAACAAGTTATCATCTTGCTTGCTTTCTGATTGCTCTTCTTCTTGTTCTTTATCTTCTTCTGGTGGTGCAATCAACAACATATTATTTATAAAATCTAAAGACAAATCTAATATAACTGGTTTACTTGGCATAGCTTCATAAACTCTAGTCGTTGTTGCTTGATATGGTTTATTTAATATGACTGTTCCAATAGCAGTTGTAACTGATATTTCTCCAGAAGGATTACCATTTTCATCTGGTAATAATATAAATAAACTTTTACCAGTATCAGGTTCTACTGTAATTGTAAAATCTGTGCCTCGTATACCAACTACAGCAGAGTTGGTTTTTAATTTAATATTTTTTTTTGATATTGCATTAGTTAGACTTGAAGTAAATCTAGCTGTGCCTTTTACAAAATTCAAAGCTAACTTTGAGTTATCTGGATTTGGGTCAAAAACAAACTCGTCTATAACAACCATAGAGTGTTCTGTAATTCTTATAGTTGTATCATCAACAAATCTTATGCCCATACGACCAGCTTCGGTTTGTGCTTTATCGTAAGACTGAATTCCAAAATCAGTAACTACATCATAGTTCTTATCTCTTTCTATCCGAGCATATCCTGATACTTGTTCTACAGTTCCTATATCAACAACTTGTGCTAGTGCCTTGGTCGTTTTGATTGACACAGAAAGTACCATTAGAACCAGAAGAAGTAATCTTAAGCCAGTCATTATCAAGTGTACTTTGTTGTGTAACATTTATAGTTCTAGAGCCTCCAGTATGAGTCAGATGAAAATATGCACCTTGGTAGCCATCTCCATCAAAAGTAACTGTATTATCAGAGCCACTAATGTTCATATAGTTTGTAGCTAAGTCTTGGTCAATAGAAGATGTTATGCTGTTATTTGAACCATTAATAGTCCAATCTAAATCTAGTGTAGATGCCATTGCATTAGTAGCTTGGTTCAAAATAAAAGCATTTGAAGAGCCAGATACCTGTACATTTACATTTGAACTATCTGCACCATAAGTGTTATCTGGGTCTGTTTGCATAGCAAATGTATTGGAATCTCCTGTAAATTCAAAGAAACCTGTATAGCTATCTGCATATATATCGCCTCTAAATAAATTAGAGTTACCTAGTTGGTTGATGTCCAAAGTCATTGTTGCACCATCTAAATCTAAAGCAGTCATCGAACCAGCAGTTGCAGTTGAACCGCCAATTAAGTTTCCAGAACCTAATTGCTCTATATCTAAATTAGCTGTAGCTCCAGTTTGGTCAATAGATATTTCATTATCTGCAACAAAAATATTTATTGATAACAAAAATATAACTGGTAATAGTTTTATCATTCTTTATAACTCCAAAAATTTTTTTGAATTCCTTTTTCTATAGTAGCTAATATTGCTTCTTCTATAGCAGACTGCAATGCTATTGTAACGCTTTCATTTTCAACATCACCATTTTCTATTTCTATTAGCTCTGTTCTATTTTCTATAAATCTAAATCCATCTTGATTTGTGCCAACACTAAGAATACTTTTTGTTATAGAAACTTCTATCAATACTCTGCCTGTTAATACAGATACAGTTCTTAATGATAAAGTTACAGTATCTTGTTTATACTCTTTAGAAGCACCTATGCCTAATAACCTTGCACCTCTACCACCGCTTCTAGTATTAGTTTCATAACCTATAATTGCACCTTCCATTATCAGACCTGCAAACATTAATGGCTTTAGTTTTTGTGGGTCATCAAAAGATTCTCTTGTGCTTCTTATAAGCTGTCTTTCTTTTGTAAGATTATCTAAACCTACTCTTTCTACAACTTCAAAAAACTCTCCACCTGAAACTTCTTTTAATGTCTTTATAAGCAAAACATAAGGTGCTTGTGTAACTGCTGTACTGAATGTTGCAAAACTATTATTACTTCTTCTTTGTCCAGTTTGGTCTGTAAACGAAGTTGGATATACAGCAACTATAGGTTTCTTTTTGGCAGCAGGCGTTGCAGTAATTTTTTTATTAATAACACCAACCCTTTCAGGATACTTTGATATTTCTTGATTAGGCAAAGCATCATCATTAAAAACTGTACAGCTAGAAAGTAAAACTATTGAGAGGAAAAGTAATAACTGTTTGTTTATTATCTTCATTAGTAACTGTTAGTGTAATATTTGTAGTGTCTACCTTATAATCAATAGTGTTTCCCTCTAACTCTATTGTTCCATTATCTTGTGGAGTCTCTCCAAATAATTTTTCTACAAGTTGTTGTGAAAGCTTTGCATAAACTCTAGTTTCAAAATTTCTTATAAATCTAGCTGTAGTGGTATTTTGTTCATCTCTTTCTGCTTGTTCTACTAAAGCTTCTATTTCTTCTTGTATAGTTTTGTATCTAGTATGTTCTTGATTTTCTATTGTTAAATAATGTTGTGATGTATTGACACCAGAAAAACTAGGAGACTTAAATTTAAAAGTCATTTCACTAGCTAGTGCAAGATTTACACAAAAAGCTATAACAATAAACAAGCCAACATACATACAAATAATTAAAGCTAAATCTTTTTGCTCTGCTCTTTTTCTAGCAGCTACTTCTACATTTGTAGGTCTGCCTCTTTTTCTTTTAATCTTTTCTTTGGTCATCTCTATCTGCCTTTGCTATTTTATCTTTTTGTACTAATTGCGGTACACCTAACATAGTCTTTAATAAAGTGTCTTGCCTAATTATTTCATTATCTACACTTCTTACTCTGTCTATAAGTGATACAAGTATACCTTGTTGTGCATCTAACTTTTGTTGCAATCTGCCTTCCATAGCTTTTAGCTGTTCATTTACTTTATCATCAACTACATCTATTTTAGATTCCATGCCATCTATAATTCTATTTATAAGCTTCCAAACAAAAATACCAAGTCCTAATGCTGCAGCAACAGGAAATCCTAACTCGGTTATTAGTCTTACAATATCATCCATCTACTGGCTCAAAGAGACCCATTTCAATTAGCTTGGTTCTATTAGCTTGATGTACAGCTTCTATTGCTGTTTTGTTTTGTCCAAAGTATTTTGCTGCTAAGTGTGCATCTACCATTGCTTCGTTTACATCTTCTCCATCACAAACAACTGTTCCTAATACTCTGCCAAACTTACCTTTTGAATCTCTAAGTTTAGTTCTTATTACAACTGTATCTGCACCTTCAACAGCCATTTTTAAAAAAGCTGCAGACATTTTGCCTCTAGCTTTTTCGTCTTTATCTCTAGTTCTTGACTCAGGTGTATCAATTCCAAAGAGTCTTACTCTTGTTTTATAAAGGACAGAAAAACCTAAATCTAGTGTCACATCTATAGTATCACCATCAACAACTCTATCTACTGTGCATTTATATTCATACATTGTATTTCCTTTTCTCTTTTAAATATTTTAGATAAGCTTTCATATTTCTTTCTACTCTTCTATCTGCCCATATTTTTAAACTAATAAGACCTAATAAAAATAAAAGATTGATACCTATGCCTATTAGGAGGTCATTATCCATTAGTGCATAGAAACTTCTTTGCTATCATCTTCTATTGCAAGAAGTGAGTCTAACTCGCCAATAACTGTGACTCCTTTTCTTTTGGCAGTTTTTTCTGCTATTTCTCTACTCTCTGCAATAATATCTGGACCATCATGAGTTTCGCCTTTGTAAGTAAACTCTGTTAAAAATATTCTCATATTACCCTCGCTAAAACCTCTATAGATGCCATTGTTGCATATAAGCCAACAATCAAAAGCTCTATGCGAACAAACCTTTTGTTGCCCTCGTCAAGTCTTTTCTCTATGTTTTCGTATCTAATTGAACATTCTCTTTCGTGTGAATGTATTTTATTAAGTGCCTCGTTGCTCATATTTATTTGTAAGGTAGTCTATCTATTACTAAATGTATTCTATCTATTTCGCTTTCGTTTCTAACGCCATGATTTTTTGTATTTTCTAATTCATAAACATTACCCTTTTCAAGATAATAATCTGTATCTAAACATTTCATAAAAACCTTTGGATTGGTAATGATTGGTATATGGTATCTTCTTGTTTTAGAAAAAATATTTTCTCTACCACTTGGCGTATCTTGGTGTTCTCGAACACTACAGCCTGATAAAAGTTTTATAAATACAGCATTAATTAATTTTGCAGGTCCATGAATTCTATCAAGCTTTCTATTTATATCATCTAGTTCATTAGCAAATAAAATATATTCTTCGTGATATTCTATTTGATTAAATTCATTTGTTTCGTTTGGCTCAAACTTTACTTTATTAGCTGCCCACTTGAGAGGTATACAACGAGTATCTTCATGGCAACCACCTCTTCTTTTAGTCCAAACTTCCCATCTAGCTTGAGTTATAGGATTTAGTTTTTCAACAAAGACATCTGCATTAATAGAAAAAAGCTTTTCCATTAATCAACAGTTATACCCCAAGGATATTGACTTGTTAGAGCAAAACGAAGTTCCTGTTCGCTAAATTCATTTTCAATACTACCTGTAGCGGCTTCACCACCTGATGCTGTTTTAACAACTCTGCAATAACCATTAGTACCAGATATATCTCCTGTAGTAGCATTATGAGAAAAACTTGCTCCGCCACCATATCCTGGAGCTACCGCCACTATGGCAAAACTAAAATCGTAATCTCCTTCTCCTTCATCTTCCCAATCAGAAGCGGCATAATATCTTATTACTGAGCTTGTATTTGCTCCTATATTTACTACTCCTGCATCTATATATGGTCTGCCTTGATAATATCCCCTAGATGCTCCATTTTGTCCTTGAACTACATTATCTCGTACAATACAATTTTGTGTACTAGCAGGTAATCCGTCCATATAAGCTCCTCGACATTGACTAAAACTTTTAGCTCCTGATGAACTTTTTTTAAATCCTGTAAGGTTTCTTATTCTTCGATTATTAAAATTTATTGTTGTACCGCTACTTCCGCCAGACTCAACATGAATTTGATTTAAACTTATAGAGCCAGATGAAGGTAATGTTGTATTTTGAGCAAAAGGCATTATTTATTTTCCTTTAATGTTTTAACTTCTTCTGATAATTCTTTGATTGCCTCAACCAAAAGACCAACAGTATTGCCATATCTTATAGCTAAATGTTCTTCTTTGGTTTCTATATCTTTATGTGTATAAACAGCTTCTGGCAAAACTTCTTGTAAATCTTGAGCAACTAATCCTGTTAATCTATTACCATCTGATTTCAAATCATAAGTAATCCCTTTCAGTTGATTTACTTTTTCTAAGGCGTTATCTATTACATCAACATTTTCTTTTAAAGCTATATCAGAAGGAGAGCCATAAGCTGTAATATCTCCTGAAAATACTCCATTACCACTATTATCAACTGAGAATCTACTTACGTTTGAATTATTATCAACACGAAAATTTCCATCGTATTTTATTATAGTGTTACTGTTAGTTGCAAAATAAAATCTTTCTCTACCTTCTGCAGAAGTAATCCAAGAATTATTACCAAAATTTACTGCTGAATCTAATTGACTTTGTATAGATGAAGTTACACCATCTAAATACTGAAACTCTGCATTTGAAACATTACCATTAGCTATCTTAGAGGCATCTATTGCAGCATTACTAGCAATACTTGAATCTGCTATAGTTATTGTGTTGTTAGCACCATTTATAGTTTTATTAGTAAAGGTTGCTGTTTCATCTGCTGTGATACCAAACTGTCCGCCATTTATTTTAGCGTTTGCACCTAAATCAATAGAGCCTAAAACATCTATAACTGCTGCTCCTGAACCTGAACCTGTAAGAACAACCATTTTAGACAAACCATTACCTATAGTGACAGTAGCTCCACTACCTTGTTTGATTATTATTGATTGACTACCACTTGTAGAATTTTTAATTACCATAGTTTTTGACATGGTAGTTGGATTTATTTCTAAAGTTCTTGTTGCAGATAATGTTGCAGAAGATGTTACATCAATAAACATTCTTCTATATAAATTTGAAGCTTGGTCTACAGTTACAGTTTTATTTGCATCAGAGTCAAAAGTTGCTCCTGTGCCATAAGAGAAAGCTTCTCCTATTAATTCTAAATTTAAGTTTGTAGTATCACCCCATGTACCGCTACCTTCACCTGTAGCTAGTTCGGTTAATACTAAATCGTTATCATAACTTGGCATAATTTACCTCTTTATTTATGCGACCTCATTCCAATCTGGATTTTGAGTATCATTAACTGTACTCCAGTTAGGAGTTTGTGAGTCATTGACAGGTGTAAAGTTTGAAGTCTGACTATCATCAACATCACTCCAAACTCTTACACTACTTATAGAACCTATTAGTGCTATACCATTAGGAGTTATAGTTGCATTTCCTGATATAGTTTCATCTCCTAACGAAGATGTTGCTAATACACCTGTAGGTATAATTTTATTTTCTGTAATTAAAGATTCGTTACCTAAAGCTGTAGTAGCAGATACGCTTCCTATTTGTGCTGCAGTTACATTACAATCTGCAATTATTATTTCGTCTCCTAAAGCTGCAGTTTTACCTGAACTTGAAACACCTTGAACTGCACCACCAAATACAACAGCATTTCCTAACGCCATGTTACCAACTACATTCGTAACATTTACAACTGCACCTGCAATATTTTCTAGGTTGCCAACTGCACCTGTTGCTGATACTCCTGTTATAGGTGGTGTCGTAGTAGCTGCAAATGTTGTAGTTCCTAATCCAG